CTCCGCATTATTACTGTCTTACCGGCTTCTGCTACATCAGCTTTCTGCTGTGCCTCTTCTGCTAACGCCTGACCTCTCACACCTTCTGTTATGCTTCTAAGGAAAGTCTCTTGAATATTATTCAAGCTAGGCACTTTACCTGTCTTAATTTGTTTGAACCATGGTTGTGTAAACGCTGTTTCACCACCCTGTCCTTCTGGGATGTCTTCTCGATAATCATCCTCACTACCTTCACCAGCAAGTATTTTATACATATCAGCAATGTATTCAGTAACTTCTGTGATTGCTTCTTCTAGATCTTGTGTTGGGTAAGCATCTCTATGAATATTAAATGCTTCATAAAATGCTGTGTATTGTTGTGCGCTTCTTCTGTCTTCAACTGCTGACATATCAGACATGTCAATGTTATTCTTTTCATTCCATTGCTCTGGTGTTATAATACCAATTCTACCCTGTGTCTTTTCCCATTCAGCAGCGGTCGGGCCAACCCTAGTCTGCGGGGTTAACGCTGTTTTTAATGTAGGTTCTCCATCACCAGCTACTGGTGGTAGGTCTACTGGAGAAGATGGCTCCTGTGATATACCAAATGCATTCATCAACATCTTAGGCATCAATGTTGGGATATCATCTTTGCTATACCCTTCTAAAGTAAAACCACCAACTATATTATCTAGACCATCAATATCATTCATAGCATCGTTAGCTGCTTGGCCCATGATACCATCTACCATGGTTGCATCAAAGTTCTCTGTAGTTTGCGCTAGCTCTTTGGCTTTCTTAGCAACTAATTTCCTGAATGCTTCTTCTAGTTTTCTTCTAGCTTTTATTTCTTTTTCGCTTACGCTTTGACCGAACTGTTGTAGTTCTTGTACCTGACCTTCCAGCGCTGGAATAGGCAAAGCCTCGACTGCCTCTGCAACAGGTGCAATCTTTTCTGTTACTACTTCCGCCTGCGATACTGGCGGTGGTGCGGCCGGTGGTGCTTTAGGATTAGTGCTAATCTGTGGCACTACTTCAACGCCAAACTTATCGATAGGCTTTAATCCATAACCACTACGACTACGGTTTAGGAATTCAAGCTCTTCTGCTGTATATTCCATAGTTTATCCTTTCAATAAGTTTAGACCAGTTTCCTGTGCGTATAGTGCTGTCAACCATTTTGATGCTTCTTCCGCACCTTTAGGATCATCCATAGAATTGAATTCAGTTGCGGTCTGTGATATCATATCCGATAGTGTACTTCTCTGTTCTGGCGTCTGGGATCTCCAAGCTTGCATGCTTGCTGCTGCGTATGCTTCAGGAGAACCATTGTTAGCATTAGCTATTTTTCTTTTTATCTTCTTCGGTTTACCGAGAAGTTCTCCCGCTCCGCTGAATGCTTTAAGCAATCCACGGCGGTTAGCTACAACCTCATCATTACCCATACCTTCTAACAGCATCGCTTCTCCGTCACCTTGTGGTGCGGTTTCTGGTACTGCCTTCGCTTCATCAGCCCTTCTCTTAAGGTCTGCTTCTGCACCAGTATCTATCGCTGCTCCGATCTTTTCAGCATATGCTCGTACGGATCTTAGATAGTTATCTGCATCTTCCATCTCTTGTTTGTCGCCTGCTGTACCACCTGAACCACCTAACGCTGTAGGATCTCCATCACGCGTGTGTGTGCCAAGTAAGCTCATCTGTGCTTCATCATATCTTTTTTCTGCTGCTTTTAATAATTCCTGTACTTTTGCAATCTCAGGATTCTGTGCATCAAATTCAAATTCTTCTTCTGGTGGTGGTGTAAACGGCGCCTTTCCAATTACTTCTGGTGATGGATATAAACCATCTACTTCTTTGACGGGTGCCTGTGCCTGTGTAGGCGCTGTCGCTTGCGGTGGTGCTGGCATACCTCTTAGTTCTGCCAATGCTTGTTCTAGTGTACCAGCTTCTTGAGCTTTCTGTAAGTATTCTCCTAACGCGTTATAACCTTCTTGTTGTTGTTCGCCGTACTTATTATCAATCATCTCACGAATAGATCCAAGTATGCTAGGGCCAAACTTATCTCTCTGTATCTCTCTGGTTCTGCCAATCGTATCAGGTGCAGTTTTAAGTGTAGCCTCTAGATCTAATACTTCATCATCTATTCTTTCAACTTGTGTTTGCTCTGTATATACCCATGGATTGAATCCTGTACCATCTTCACCTTCCAGTCGTTCTAACGCTGTAGTGCCGTATGCTCCTAATGCTTTCTTACCTTTACGAGAAGTCACTGATGTTCTATTAGAACCACTTCCACCAGCAGCTAATTCTGATTGCTGTCTCTTATAGCGCTTGGCGACATCTTTACCAGTATTACTTCCTTCAAATTCTGCGATAGCATCTTGCTCTGCTACTGTTGCAGCGGCTTCCTTTGTAAGGGTTGCGTCGGCATTCATCCTTGCATTCATTAATGACTGAGCCCTTAACTGTACAGCAAAGTATGCTGACTGATCCTGACTGTTCTCATCTCTACCAAGATCGCCTACTGATCTATATATTTCTAAGGCACCTGATCTAGCATCAGCGGTTGGTGCGCCTTCCATTGCTTTCTGAACTTGTGCTCTAATAGCTTGTGACTTAGCGCCTGCGCCTCTGCCTCCAAAGCTACCACCACCGCCTTCAGTTGTCGTGGATGACCACATATTACCAGACGAAGCATTCCATTCTCTCCGCTTCTGTTCCTGTAAGTTGTGATGCTTATACATGCTATCATAACGCTGAGGAATACCTTGTATGATATTTGCCCTAGCATCCTTAAGCATAAGGATTTCTTCATTAACTTTTTTATTGTGTGCTTCTATACCTTGCGCTTCAAGTTCTGCTTGACGCCATGACATGTCCCACCAACGGGATCGTGCACCCATATAGTTACTGGCATACTTCTGTCCAGTAGTTCCTTCACCCATCTTAGTTTCTAATGGGTTGAAGTTATCGTCAAGAAAGGAAATGTTATAAACATTCTCACTAACCGGTGTTATAATTGCCATTACTATTTCCCTCCTAATGAACCAAGCGTACTAAAAAATAATTCTCTCAATGAACCATTCCCCATTACATTCTTTGCGAAAAGACTTGCCTCGCCTTCTTTTAAACCAAACTTCTCTTCTAGTGCTTTACCTTGTTTCTTAGCTTCAATTTCTGATGCCATCTCACCTTGCTGTCTCTCAGTACTTTCACTAGTAAGGAAATCATTAAAATCATCTCTGAACCCCTGTGACGCTGCTGCGCTAGCTTCTTGCTGATCTGCTTCTCGTTTAGATACATTTGCTAGACGAGCCCAGTATTCTGATTCCTCTTTCATCTTTCTATTTAAATCTGCTTCTGCTACATCTATTCCCAACTTACCAACAGCATTCATCCGTTGTTCTTCGGCCTCTACCTGTTTGCCAAATGCTGTGCCTGCTCCTTGGTATGCTGATGCTAATTGCGATTCTCTCATTTGTTTTGCTACATCTTGTTCTGCTGTAATAGCATCTCTACCAGAAGCCATTAGATAAGCTTTCTCATCATCAGACAATCCTAATGTATTCTCTTCCATTCTTCGCTTTAGTTCTAGTAATCTCTTTTCTTCTGCTATATCGTATTCAGTTCTATTGGCTTTACTTTCCTTCGCGCCCCTGACAGCACCAACTATGCCACCTAATCCTGCGCCTACTGCTGTACCTATACCGGGAGCAAAGTAACTACCGAGCATTGCGCCCGAACCTGCACCTTCTAGTGCGCCACTTGCAGATGCGCTTTTACTGTATTGATCATAATCTATTGCCATTTTAGTTCCTCACTAATATACGATTTGTTAAGTAATGTTGCTGCCAACATATTCCACTTCTAATGTAGCATTAGTACATTCGATAAAACATTCAGGATGATGCGCATCATAAACCACACCCCACTTGTAAGTCCCTGCTGCTAACACTTTGGTGTATACCATAGGGTATTGACGACGATAATATGGATCATATATATTCGCACCATAGCCGTCACCTGCTGCGCCATCCCTCATAGGATCCTGTACTACTGGCCCTTGCCAGCTTGATGCTGTACCTCCTCCCGATGAGAATGAACATTCATCATAGAAGTATCCTTTTGATTGGAATGCTTCTGTTGTTAGTCCACCATCATCTGTCATGTACAAGTATGTAGTGTATAAATGTTCTGGATATACTGATGTATTCAATACATACTTATTGACTGCTGGTGGGATCCTTACACTTAAAAAACATCGATAAGTAACCAACCCTCTTTGCTCTAAAGTAAATTCTTTCATAGTTCCAACTAGATGTCCTATCTGGGAAGCTATCATTGTATCGGGTGGTGCACTTGCTCCAGTGGCTTGGTTTGCCCATGCACCTGTAACTTCTTGTTTACTTGTGTTACTGAACGCAGTAAAGTTTCTGGGCTCTACATCTTTAAAACTTCCCCAACTATCACCGCATGTAAACTGATGATCATTTCCTGCTACTAAACTAATCTCGCCTTTGACTATCTCTGGTGTATCTACTGAATCATCAGGGATATCTGCGGATACAATACCTAGATCTATGTATCGTCTAGCATCCTCAAAGTTTTCCATAAGGTTTTCCGCAATCGCATCTTGCCCATTTGTTATAGCGTTTTGTTTTGCGTATGCCATACTATGCTCCTATTATGCGCATATCTTGCGTCCAGTTTTCTAGGCGGATAGTATGATCACTATCTTCTAACTTGACTTGTGCGCGGATCCCTGTTATTGTTGTAGTACCAGAGAATATCTCGCAGAAGGTAATACCATATCTACGGAAGCCATTGATGGGTTCTGAATTACCAGAACCTCTATTCGTGCCGACACTATTCCTAGTATCGAATCCCAAGTCTACCCATGTAGATCCACCGGTCTGATATTGTAACTTAATCCACCAATAATCCTCACCTGACTTACCATCTAATCCTTTTGCCTCTGGGTATGCCACTATATTAAAGTGATATCTTAATACATCTCCAGCATTTACTGTTACTGCTGAAAATGTTTGTGAGGTTGAGCCACTACCTCCGTGTGCTATATCAACATAACTTTCGCTAGTATAAGCTGTCTGTGTATTATTAATATTTGTTCTGCTTGTTCTATGTTGTATCAATGGTTTATCAGACCACTTGATATGCTTGGTAGTTACCCATTCAGTCCTAGTATTATCTGATACTATCGATGCTGACTGCGTAGCCAAGTCATCAAAATAATTATCTACTGAATCACCACTGTTAGATGGTTGGCCTTCTTTCTCTGCGTTGTATTTTAAAGTACCCATTATCTAAATTGATTCCTTGCCCATAGGAATAATCCTGAGCATATATATTGTTGATAAGCATCGTTCGTTGCCGAACCTGACGCCACAGCGCCATCAAAAAACACTAACTGATCTGCCATCCATTTAACTTCAATGCTAGTAAATTCAGTTCCTATCGGTGTGCTAAACGGAATGTCTACTGTGTATGATCCATTATTAAGTTCTCCAGACCTACCACATAATATACCATTTACAAATACACCTAGCTCATGCCAGTTGCTTTGGCCCATATTAAATTCTGCGCCAATGTTTCCGCCCTCACCATACTGATTCCTTGCTCTACCTGATCGTCTCTCAACGCTAGCAGTAACCCCACCAAATATCATTCCTTCCTGCGCATTAAACTTAAGACGCGATCCTTCTGTTACTGGTGATACTGGAAATGAATTCCATTTAGCATTCCAGTTATCTGTTGAAAAGTTTGTGGCATAAACTGCTGTACCAAATTCAGTACTATCTAAGCCAGCCGTATTATCAATGTCCCATACCGCTGTATGATATGATTGTGTAGGCATATAACTAGACTTAGTATCTACACCATGAGCGTCATCACTATAAACTGGATCTGCTAGATCTGCATGCGTTACTGAATCAAGTGGCATATTGTGTTGATCTAACTTACCATTAAACTGTGCTGCGATAGCATTAGCAGGTTCATTAAAATGTTCTGCTTTAAACTGATCTCTTGTCTTAGATGTTTTAACTGTCCATGTTCTAGCCACTTCCGCCCCTCCGTGTAATCACTTTCTGTCCTGATGTGCTGTATTCTATTTGATAACTTATTACTTGGAAGTGGTTAGCGCTCTTTAGAAAAAATCTAAATGACCCTATGTTTCCTGTATGTACATCAAACCTAACCCTACAAATCTGTGGGCCTGACCATTTGTTTCCCCACTTAGCTTGATTCTTTATATCATTGTTGCCATCATACCATGCTGGTTCACTACCTGTAGTTAGGTATTGTTCTACCAACATTGGTGACGCTGTACCGCCGGCCGTTTCATCAAATGCGTAATCACTTTCGTAGTTTAATGTAAGATCATTGTAACCAAATGTCACCATATCAATCTCAACTGAATGAATTCTTTTCTTAATTGAATCATCACCCATGTCATCCCAAGCTGATGTATACAAACAATTATTTGTAGCCTTAGCGTGTGGTGCGTAGTTGTATGATACATTACCTTGACTGGTACCTGTAAAGGTTAGGTCATCGCCCCATGCATCGTAAGCAGACCACACCTGTAGCCCAAATCCGGGATATGCATTAAAGTTCGCATCGGATGGAAAAGGGTGAGGATAGTTGGGATAAGTCCCAATAACTATCCACCCTTCTGGGTTTGTATCCAGTTGTGTGAACCACATCGAATGCCCGCCGGTCGAGCCTATTGTTTGCGGTGGTAAGTTTCTCAATGACCAAGCCCCAGTCAATGAATGGAAGACAGCCCCCCGACTATTCTCAGTCTGTCCATCAACAGGATAATGTACCCAGTATTCTTTCTCTCTAGAAGAATAACATGCCGTCGCTCTAGGCAACGCCCCCTCAGTCATTCTCCTCCATTCTTTATGCAGGTTACCAGATATCGGTTGAAGACCGCTCTGAACCAAACCAGCACCAGACTGCCCCCCAGTCATCGCATAAACACCATCAATGGTGAGAAAGAATAATCCGACAGTAGGTATTTCTTTTATTGTATTTGTGGCAGTCGTACCGACTTGGCCACTGATAGTTCCGATAGTATATTCATCATCAGCTATAGCTGAGATAACTTCTATTGCTTTCTCACGGAACACTATTAAACTATTGTAGTATGGCACCAGTGCTGTAATAGCACCGCCAGCCTTAGCACCTACATCAAAAAATCTAAATCTTGAAAACTGCTCTGGCTTATAACGATCTGAATATCTCAGTTCTGTATTGTTGCCATCCCATCCAGCTACCCACAAACATCCGTTCCATGATGCTGATACCTTAAATGAACTAGGAATAATAATACTAGCATTAGCGTCTGGTGCTGGTGCTAACAGCGTAGCGTCAGGGATCATGTCCCAGTAACTAGTAGTGACATTATCGTCGATCTGTTTTAGAAAATAAAATGATTCATCATTTGCATTTAAGTCAATATTCTTTGTTCTATAAATTCTACGAGCGACTACATTATCGCCACCTGTACCGATTTCCCCTAGGAAAACACAGAACCTTTTATCGTGCTGTAATGTTACAGCATTATCGATCTTCCAAGTAACTGCTTCTTGATCTGAATATGGGCTCTCGCTACCACTATCAGTAACATAAGTTACCTTATAACGATAGTGTGCTGTCCCATTACCCGTCACCGGTCCAAGGCCTAGTGTAGTATAGTCAAATGTATTACTACTATGATTGACACCTGTACCACCTTCTTGCCATCCAGTAGTAGGAATAGCTAAACCTGTAGCTCCGCCCTCAATATCATTAGGGCTATCGATCCATCTAGGATCTACCTTGTATGCAATTGGCGCATTTGGTGGTTGTGTAAAGTGAAATTGTGAAGTCTTTTCTCTGCCCCAAAACTTAATAGGTACATCATGTCCATTGTGTACTACAGCAAATCTACCAAACGGCGTTAGCTGTGTTCCTGCTTCATTGGCGCTAGGTAAATATCTATTCGTACCTAGTACAACTTCTGCCTTTGTAGATGATCCTTCGTTACCATATTGATAAACAAGCTTTCCATTTCTCTCAAATAAATAATAAACTTCAGCACCATTGTGCCGTGACCATACTTTTAAAAATCTACATGGGTGTTTAGCATCGCCTACACCACCAGTAAAAGTGTATGCTCCATTATCTGGAAGCATATGCAGCGGTTCCCAACCACGATCATTACACCAACCCAAGCCAGTATCCTCAACCCGAAGGTTGCGAATATTTGATGCCTTGTCGGGGGTAACTTTAAATCGTTGATCAACACCACCAGCCAACCTTTCCGGTATGGTTTGTGTCTTCATTAGTTTAGTTTCCTGAGAGAATTGTAGTCGTACTGAATACCTGTACTATCTAAACCAAACTGACCTCGCTGCCAGAACACATCTGTTCTATCAATATATCTTTTTTCTAAATCCTGAATTGACTTTTCAATCTTCATCTCATACATCTGAGCCATCTGCATGTTCCCGCTCTTAACGAAAATGTTTCCTAGTGCCCTATAAGTAATAAGGTTGTGGAATTCGTAAGGCATCTCTGGACTATCTGTGCTGTTGCACAATGGCAGTGGCTTCTGTAAGTATCTTAGTTCATACTGACGGAACTTCCTGTGATGTAAGGCAGCCATAGCTACGCCTGCTGCTGCATCCTCGTATTCTTTCTCAAAACCTTGTGGCCTAGGATAAGGACGGAACCTTAAGTGCTGTCCGTCAATCTCTCTGTACCTTGGCGATCCTTGCCATATCTGTTGTATATGCTGTACTATAAATGTAGATACTGTATCTGCTGCCATCAACGGCAAGTGGTCATCTCTGTTCTTAACTAAACCAGCTTGTCTTACTTGTCTCCAACAAGGCAAACCTTTTCTCTCACCACTGGTGTGGTTAAAGTTACTATTATAATATAATACTTTTTTATAACCTTCTAGCGGTGTTTTATAAACATCGTGTATAGCATTATATGCGGCTGCATTGACATCTCTATCATCCCAAGTAGCCATATTCAAAGTAATTCTTGGTGTAGTGCCACCCTCTGCTGCTAGTGTTTTAACTGTCTGTGGTTCCGACAAAGGACCAACAACACCTTCATACACAAATGCCCAAGCAAATTCAATATACCAGTTGTTTGGTAATGGTGCTGAATTCGCATCAGTAGTATTAATAATCGTAGGAGCTTTCCATTGCCATGCTGCATCAATATCTATAGGTGGTACTAAAATATATGCTTCTGAAAAGTCAGAAGTATAATCTCTTCGCAAGTCTAATTCATAATCTCTGCGGGCAACAACTGATGTTTTCTTACCGTATAATGGTCTGTGTGCAGATCCTCCTGCTGAATGAACAGGCGCATCCGTATGTGCCATGTCCAACACTTCAATACAATCTTCAGGCAAATTATAAAACCTGTGAGCAATGTTCCAAGTTAGATCAGTTGCATTAGTTGTACCTCTAAATGGTTCTCTTAAACGGATCTCGGTACCGCTTAGAACTTGATCGATGGTATAATCTCTTCCTTCGTATTGGAATACCTGACCTTCCCAATCTCTTCCATTTTCTAAAAATTCTGGTATGGCTGCTGAAAATACAACCTGTCTACGCCCATCTAGTATGTTAGCACTAGGTCGCACACCATTTGAATCTAAGTCTGGCCATATGTCAATCATTGCCAGCTTCTGTGCGAATGTCCAACGCTTATCAGTGTATACCTCGTTGTAAGCATCGTTAATAATATTATCTAGATCATCCAGATATGATTGAACTTCTGGATTGTAATCAGTAATGTTCTTTACTTTATTTCTTAATTCTTTTAAGTTCATTCTACTAAATTCCCTATGATAACAAAAGGCACCCCTCCCTCGAAAGAAAGAGGTGCCTTATTTTTTTTAGCTTCTTAGCTGTCTGAGCCAAGTCCGAAGACAAAGACATCTGCAAAGTTACCAGCAGCAGCTTCAAGTGACACACCGCAAGGTGGTGCAATATCAGCAGCAACGATAGCTACAGCTTGTCCAGCAGCAGTATTGTCAACAACAAGTGCTAGTCCCGCAGCATTAACGGCGTTAGCCACTGATGCTCCTTCGACATACCCTCGTGTAACAACATCAACCTGTCCGCCTGCAACACCCGTAGTGATAGCGACACCCACAACAAGTGGGTTGCCAGTAGCAACAGCAGCAGCTTCCACTACTGTAATTGCCCTAGCACTATTGGTTTGACCCGTATCAAGTGCGACCCAATCACCAATAGTGATTGCAGCGCTACAATGAAAGCGTTTAACCGTACGACGATCTAACGCAGATGGCGTGTCAACGGTGTTACCGAAGACATCCTTAGAAGTTTTTTCTAAATATGATAATCCTGAGCGTCCCATTAGAATGCCTCCCCGTTAAACAGCAATGCTTGTGAACCGATATGGTCAGCGATAAGCTGGCCTTTCCAGTACAAGGTTGCTGCTCTGGCAGTAGTACCAGAGATGTGTTCGAAGTCAGAAACAGCAAAGTCAGCATCTGGATGTTGAATCAGTTTAATTCCATCAAAGTTGAGGAAGTAAGCTGTCGCAGCATTACCAGCGCCATTCACTGTTGCATCAGGCATAGCCAAATCGGCTTCGACTGGAGCGCCAGCAAACATCAGTGCCATACGACCACCATCAAGTGATTTCTCATCGATGTATCGCTCTTGTGCAAAGAGGCTACGCTTATAGTTAGCGAAGCCAGCCTCTGACATAAGGACACAATCGATCTCACCCATGGGGGAACGACTGTTTGTTTCTGTCCACATTTGGTGCATACCTCTCATACCGTTAGTGCCGAAAGCACCAGCAGCATTGAACTGACGGTTATACCAACCCTGAACATCAACAACTGACTTCTGAATACCACCAACGGTATTAGTCTGTGTTGCAGGTGCCGGAGCACCTTGTTCTAGGATTCCTGTTGTAAACGCGGCTGGAACACCATTTAGACTGTTAAGGTCACCAAGCACGGAACTGTTCCCTGCTAGGATCTGTGTATTAATTTCTCGGCGGAGCATCCCCATTACCGAGCGCATGCGTGCCTCAACGATTTTCACGATTGCCTTTTCTGATTGATTCTCAAGTTCTTCTTTCTTCGTAATAACGATAGGCGCGCCGAAGTCGGCCCAGCTATAGATAGCTGGTTCCATAACATCATTGACTGCCAAAGATAGAGGTTCATATCCAGTAGGAAATGCAGTGATAGAACTGTGTTCTGCAACTGCCAGAGGACGCTGAATTTTAATTCCGCCGTCTTCTGTCTCGATTCCACCTGCGCGTTTACAGTGATCGAGGAATGCTACCTTCTGGAATAGCTCGTCTACTTCGCCATCACGAATACTAAATAGTGTACTTGATAATAGTTCATTTGATATAGCCATTATTTTTCTCCTTTATATTTTTAGATAATATAGCTTATTAGATAATTAAAATCTAAGTATTAGATTTTGTTTTGTACTTCCTGAAACTTCGAATTGTCCATTATATGGGTTGTTTTTCTCAGGTGTTCCCCAGAAGATATCTGACTTGTCTGCTCGCAGGGTCGCATACAGGGCGGGAAAACTTGCCCCTTCATAAATAGTTGGTTTTGTTAAATCGTTGTAACAGATACTACCAGCCATCTGTGTAGCAATATTTAATTTCATCATTTGTTGTCCCTGTGCCATTGGTAAGCTGACCATGCATCACGGAACTTTGGTACTGATGTCTTGCCGATATTAGATCCAGCGCCGACATTAGTCCATGCCATCTTCTTTCTTTCTTGAGAAAGGTTCTTCTCATTCTGAAGTGTAGCAAGTTTGCTTTGACTTAGTTTAGCTTTAGTAATGTAGTAAGCATCTTCTAGTTTTAATTCAGGCCTAGCTTGAAGTAACTTAGCTGTCTCCATACGGATATCAGGATCTGTTAGATCAGGATTGTCTCGTTTAAATGTTTCCAGTGCCATGCGTCTTCGTTCAACTACTAGCTCTTCTTGCATAGGTGATATCATCTCCTGCATAAGTTTAGCTGCTTCCATCTGAATTTGTTTCTTCATACCATCATCACTAAATACATCGTATGGTACTTCAGGTTCTGCTGCTAGTTGTTTAACTTGTTCTGCGAACTTACCGCTGTATAACGCTTCTTTTTCAAGTGCCAGTGCTGCTCGCTCTGCATCTAGTGCCTTACGGTTCTCCGATAGGGCCTGTGTCTTTCGGGTTGTCATCGCTCTAAGGTTCGCTATTAGCTTTCTACCATTCTCAGGTAGATGCCGCAAGATCTCATTATAGTCTGGCAATCCTTTATGTGTCTGTGACATAATGTCATCAGCCGAAAATTCAGCCTTGAGGAATTCGTCTAAGTCGAAGTTCTCCAAGAAATCGTTTGTAATGCCCTCAGCGGGGGCTTCTGCTGCTTCTACGGGTTCAGAGGTGTCTGCTACCGTTTGCGGTGCTTCAGAGGCTTCTAGAGGTGTCTCAGTGCTTTCTGTTGCAACATCATTGGTGGCGGCTTCCATACCGGTCGCTGTTGTTGTTTCTTCCATATTAATATTTTCCTTTAATTATTATCGTCTGCTCTTCGACCCCGAACACTTCCACTTCTTACGAGACAGATTGTTAGGGGTATTCGGATCATTTTGTTTCTTCTTCGATAAGCCTTTCTTGATCCCTGCGGATCTGGCGCAGTAACTATCGCCCTTCTTTGTGGAAGGTTGAATACGCTGCTTACCTTTTTTATTTGTAGAGCCAGCTTGGCCGTATGAAACTTTCTTAGTTCTACCAGTCTTTTTATTTTTTACAACTTTGGTAAATCGTTTGCCTTTAGCAGGCGTTGTTTTTTTCTTACGCATAGCCATCTCTAGTTACATTCTTCCCATAAACAAATCGTCTATAGTTTCGTCTGCACCTTCTGGCATAGGGGTACGCTCTGGATCCATGGTTGGTTCCTCGGTCATCTCCTCTTCCATTCCTTCCTCTGTCGGTGCTGATTCAGACAGGAACTTTTTAAATTTCTTATCACGGACAACTGAACCCAGTTTTCCTGCAAGAATTTTAATTGATGCATCATCAGTGATGTCTTCCATAGTAAATGTGGAATCCTCATCAATAACATCTGCCGAGATTGCATCATCGATAGATTGTTTAAACATCATAAGCAACCTCACGAATTCAATCGGAAGTTCTGTTTGGTCATCATCAAACTTAGGATAGTCTCCTTTTAAACCAAACAATGGTTGCAACTTAGTTGTCTGCATAACCAATGTATTAAGTGGTTTCTTCCTAAAGCTACCACGCGGCTGGAATTCACCAACCATTTCGTCTTCGGCCATTGCTACACCTTCAGTTCCCTGAAGTACCTCTGGCGCCATTTCTTTATCTTCATGTGGCATATTAGCCTCCCTTTAGCATATCTGATGCTGGTAATGTTTCTGTAATCGCTTTGATAGCACCACCATAAGTGGTACCATATTCCCCAAGCTTGGCTTTATAAGTTTTACTTAAGTTGTCCAAGCGTTTATCCTCACCCATCTGCTCACGAATTTGATCGTCAACAGCATGTTTATCTCCTAAATCGGATTCAAGGATTAAACCTTTCTCTCGCATAATAGCTTCACGCTCCATGCTATTATAGTATACGGCGCCAAGTTGTGCATCAAAACATCCATTAACCCCATATGTTCCTGTATTATCGCCCCATCTGCCTTGTGTTCGTGCTGGTGCTGTCATACCGACAACTAATTCCCCGTCACAACCACATACATTGTTGTCGATAAAAGTTTCTCTTTCTGAATGCTTCATAAGTTTTTCAAACTTTGAATCACATTCTATACATCTAAATGCAAATACTGGCATTATTTCGCTCCTAATCCATAGCCATCTTTATACCAACCCGCACCCTTAAGGATGAAGTTGGACTTGGCAATTCCTTTTTCTGTTTGTTCTCCACATACTTCGCAATCCGGTAAAGGATCATTGACTTTCTGTAGAACTTCTTTTTCTGTTTCACAATCTTTGCATATACAAATATATATAGGCATTATGTTTGACCCGGCCCTGATCCGAATGGCGGCAGCTTAATGCCTCGTCCACCACCCAGTTGTCTTGCTAATGAAGCTTCTGCTGATTCTGGCCTGTTCTCATAAGGTGCCCCATCAGGACGACCTCTTGGCATACCTTGACCACGAGGGCCAACTTCTTCCTGCACTTCTGGTGTCTCTGAGAATGAACGAGGAAGATCGAATAAACGAATAACCTCATCACGAAGCTTCCATTGTTCCACACCTAAGTTAGATAAGACAGGAACCAGTTGTAGTAACTGCTGTCGTCTAACCGATTCAGCGATAGGTGTTGATGCTTGATCCAAAGCAGTATATTTAAACTTGCCTATAATCTTTTCAGGTGTAATCAGTTCAGGTACACCATCAACCAATACAATCTCTTTGTCCTCACCAGCAACAAGTGTAAGCGCTTGAATAAATCTTTCAGATATAATTTCAATCATGGCGTCACGCTCACGAGCAAGGCGACCAATCTCAGATGCCGTATACTGCGCAAGTGCAGCAACTTCTGTTGCCGATGACTTTGTTGCTTCACCTCTAGTGAATGGTGCCATTACTGAACCCTTGGCAAGGTCTTGATCAATCTGTTGCAGATAACGATCATGGTTCGAAGATATGGGGACTGACGGCACAACTGAGATAACACCCGCGAGGTTCTCTGTATCGACAGGGATCATGGCGCCATCAACCCCCGCAGTAATCTTAGCCAACGCTTCTTCATCGATAGCACCTTCTCTCACAAGAAATTGTCGGGTATCGCGACGAACAGCATTAGCCCAAAATGACCGCAAAATGTTTTTCTCGTATACTTGATCATAGATACGCTTCATAGCACTAATGCCATCTAACGGTTGATCTGGTACACGGGAATAATAAAGTGGAACGATTGGTGATACAGGCGTACCATCAGAAGCTTCCAAAGGAATATCTGATTCCTCCAATAAACGATCAGTGTCCTGAACATTCGGTGTCCAGAAATAAAGTTTGTTATTAATAAAATCATAAAGCTCAACAACCTTGCAATACATAAAGTTATCAGGAATGTTTGTAGCTTGATCATAAGGGTCTTCACGCGTTGATGTTGGGCCGAAATAGTTTTCTTTTTTAACAGGGATCCATTGATGTGGTCCAAACCGCTGATTCATTTCAGCAATATTTTCCCAATAGATATGTCCAATAAATCTTTGTTCAGACCATACATTAGCATCTCGATCAACAATAACTTCCCATGGCGAACAAGCACGGATACCAATTTGGTCCAGCAAGTTCTCTGAATGTCTTGGATACAATTTAATAAATGCGTTAGGATATATCAAAGCAAGTCGCGAAGCCAATTCTAGTTGTGTCTTCTGGTCAAACAGAAATCTATTTACAATCTCTTTGACAAGTGCTTTGTTTCCTTTACCCTGAACATCACCACCGATTTCAACAGCAGGTGCCTTAGAAAACAAGGAAGCAATGAATCCTTCAATGTAGTTGTACGCATCAGATGTTTCAACACGCAGTTGCGCAGCATCATCAAAAGCATTTCTTTCTTTATAGAAGTCTGTCATGTAAGCAGCTTTATACCGCCGCATATCTGTTTGTCGTTGTTCCCACAGTGATTCGTGATCAGTTAGGACAGCGCGAACCAAATGCACTTTATCTTGTTGTGTAATCTCAGCCATTAATTAATTCCTCTTATAATAAGCGTATATGTTAAATCAGTATCGTCGTTCATTTATACCCAATGCTTTGTCGTGAATCTTCTTTACACGACGCGACACAATCCAATCTGGAAGGTGGGCCTTGGTTGAGAATGAAACTTGCTTAAGGCACTGACAAGCCAACGCAAGCGCAATAACACAGTCACCATGGTGGTCCAAGTTATCAGGCACATGAGGCGCCAAGCCCCGTGAATCAATTTGATATGATCTCATTTCTGTATATGTAATAGAATCTATCTGACAAACCACACCTTCAACAAGAAGTGCTTTAAGTTCTTCGAACATTATTATCTTTGACTTTGTGGTTGTAATCCAGTTGCGCGTTTTTTTCCCCTCGTATAGTTGGAAATAGTTTCTATTGCGCAGTTCATTAAGCACAGGCAAACCCCAGTTGTTTTCCTCGACAAGCACACGAGCGTTGTTATACTTGGTTGCCAATTCAACAACCCGTTCAGCAAGTGCCACAGGTGAAATAGTATTTGAACGATACATGGCCACAGGTGTGTATGATTGTTTATCCATTACAATAATAACAGAATAGTCACCGCCCCGACCAGATGCAACATCGACACCCATACCATAAGCCATGTCAGGTTCAGGCTCATCAAAAATATGAACCTTGTTATTCTCAGCTTCAACATTTACTATCTCAACATATTGCAGGTCATCATCAGAGAAGTAAGCGTTGCCCGATTGAGCGAAGGCTTCTTCCAAGGAGCCCGGATATTCGCGCCGAAACTTTTCTGCGCCTAGACGATGCT